TTGGAGAGATTATGATTGATTTGAAACAGATCCACAACATGTGGGCAGAAGACTGCACTATTAATAATACACAATTAGATGAAACATCTAAACAAACCCCAGCATTACATTCAAAATATTTACAGTATTGGTCAACCGCTAAGCTGGAATTAAAACGCGCAGAGTTTGAGCAGAAGAAAGTTTTAAAAGACAAGTGGTTATATTATAATGGAAAGATGGATCAAAAAACTTTAGAAGAAAAAGGTTGGAATCCAGATCCGTTTGACGGATTAAAAGTTTTAAAAGGTGAAATGGATTACTATTACGAAAGTGATCCTGAAATACAAAAGACTGAAGAAAGAATCCAATATTGGAAAACTGTAAATGACACATTAACAGAGATAATAGACAATTTAAAATGGCGACATCAAACAATATCGAACATAATCAAATGGAAACAATTCGAGTCAGGAAATTAAATCATTCAACTATCCACTTAATGTGTGATAGATCAGTAAGCACCGAACTAAGAGAGTTCTTTTCTTTCTTTGTACCTGGTTATAAATTTATGCCTGCCTACCGTAATAGAATATGGGATGGAAAAATAAGGTTGTTCAATCAGACTACAGGCGAAATACCTGCAGGGTTATTTCCACAGATTTTAGCATTTGCTGAATCACGTGAATACGAACTTGAAATAGATGATTCTGAATATGGAAATCCTAATGAAGGTAATACTATAAACGCAGATTTCATGATGAAGTTTGTAGAAGCATTGAAGCTTCCATTTAAAATTAGAGACTACCAGTTTGATGCGGTTTGTCATGGCATACAAAGAAAGAATGCTATACTGCTTTCTCCAACAGGTTCTGGTAAGTCACTTATAATATACGTGTTAATGCGTTATCTTTTATCATCGTTTGAAGATAAAAATATTCTGATTATTGTACCGACTACTTCGTTAGTTGAACAGATGTATAATGATTTTAAAACTTATGGATACAACGTAGAAGCGAATTGCCATAGAATATATTCAGGGAAAGATAAGAATACAAGTAAAAGAGTTATTATAAGCACGTGGCAATCAATATATAAATTTCCTCAAGCTTGGTTTGAAAGATTCGGTTCGGTGTTTGGTGATGAGTGCCATGGATTTAAATCAAGGTCATTGTCATCTATAATGAATAAGTGTATTGAAGCTGAATATAGGTTTGGTACAACAGGTACATTAGATGGTGCACAAACACATGAACTAGTTTTACAAGGGTTGTTTGGTAAGATACACAGAGTAACGAGTACAAGACAATTACAAGATGATGATACACTTGCTAAATTAGAAATACGTAGGATAGTGTTACAACATAAAGAAGAAATAAGAAAAACATTCGGTAAACAGACATACCAAGATGAATTGCAATATGTAGTATCACATAAATCAAGAAATGCATTTATACGTAACCTCACTCTTGATTTAGAAGGTAACACATTAGTGTTATACAATTATGTTGAGAAACATGGGAAACCTCTACATGCATTAATAAAAGAAAAAGCAGAAGAAGGACGCAAGATATTTTTTGTATCAGGTAATACTGCAGCTACAGACAGAGAAGCTATAAGAGCTATAGTGGAAAAACAAAAGAATTCTGTTATAGTAGCATCACTCGGCACCTTTAGCACTGGTATAAATATTAGGAATCTTCATAATATTGTATTTGCATCTCCATCTAAATCGCAGATAAGAGTTTTGCAAAGTATTGGAAGAGGATTGAGAAAAACTGATGATGGTAAGTCTACTACACTATATGATATAGTAGATGACATAAGTTGGAAGTCACGTAAAAATTATGGAATATTACACGCAGATGAAAGACTTAGGATTTACGGTAGAGAAAAATTTACACATAAAACATACAGAGTAGAACTATGAGTAAGAATGTAAAGCAATTTAAATTAACTAATAATGATGAAATAGTCTGTGAAGTTGCAGCATGGGATGATGAAGAAACTGATGAGCTCGTAATAAAGAAAGCACTTAAAATAGTAAGTGTAGAAGATTACGCTCGTGGTATAAGATTCTTTGCTTTAAGGCCTTGGATAGCTTTCCAAGATGATCCGGAAGAATTACAATCATTGAATTCCACTCATATCATTGTAACATCTACACCTACTAAATCTATGTTAAAATATTATAATACATGCCTAACGGCAATAAAACAAGATCTTAAAAAACCTGGCATACCTCGTAAAGGTGTCTGGGCTAATTTAGATGAAGTAAATCATGAAACTCGTGATTTAACAGATGAAGAACTCGACGACTACCTTACTAGTAAATATGGTAGCATGATAGAAGATGAATACCCAGATTCGGCTGACAATAACATAATTAAATTTAAGCCGAAAGATACAATGCATTAGGGTATATCCCCTCTTCCTCAGATATACTATCTTATTATACCACATTTTTTAGCAAATGTACACCGTTATATTTGCTTCTTAAAAGAAAAAAAAGTATTGTACATTTACGTAAAATTGGTGTATAATAGTACTATAGAATAAAGGATTAACTATGGCCCGCAGAAAAAGCATACACTATGTCAATAACGCGCAGTTTTCACAAGCAGTAGTTGACTATGTTGGATACCTCAACGAATGTAAAAAAGAAGAAACAACTTTACCAAAAGTTCCAGACTACATAGCTCAATGTTTCTTAAGAATAGCACAAGGGTTATCACATAAAGCAAACTTCATAAGATATACTTATAGAGAAGAAATGGTAATGGATGCAGTTGAAAACTGCTTAAAAGCTATAACAAACTATAACATTGAAGCAGCAACAAGAACTGGTAAACCAAATGCATTTGCTTACTTTACACAGATAACTTGGTTTGCATTCTTAAGAAGAATAACAAAAGAAAAAAAACAACAAGAGATTAAACTTAATTACTTAGCTAAATCTGGTATTGAAGCATTTATGGATGTAGGTACTGAAGCTGGAGCCAGTAATCAAGTATTACATTTTGTAGATACTCTTAAAGATAGAATTGCAAGAGTGCGTAACACCGATAATCAAGTAAAAGAATTAGTTAAGATAGAAAGAAAGAAAAGAAAAGCTCGTCCAGCTGATTCGGATTTAAGTGAGTTCATGCAATGAAGATAGGTATTACTGCTTCCACTTTTGACTTATTACATGCAGGCCATGTAGAAATGCTAAGAGAAGCTAAAGATCATTGTGAGTATTTAATTTGTGCTTTACAAATAGATCCTTCCATTGATAGACAAGAAAAAAATAAACCAGTACAAACGATTGTTGAAAGATACACTCAACTCTCTGCAGTAAAATTTGTAGATGAAGTTATTCCATATATGTATGAAAGTGATCTCGTAGATATTCTTTCTATGAGAAATATAGATGTACGTATATTAGGTGAAGAATACAGAGAGAAAGACTTTACAGGTAGAGAGATTTGTAAAGCACGTGATATAGAATTGTACTTTAATAAAAGAGAACATAGATTTAGTACAAGTGATTTAAGAAAGAGAATAACAAATGAAAATAGCGGTGTTAAATGATACACATACAGGAATACGAAACTCATCGGAGGTTTTTTTAAATAATGCAGAAGAATTTTATAATAAAGTATTCTTTCCAGAATGTGATAAACAAGGCATAACACAGATACTACATCTTGGTGATTACTATGATCACCGTAAGTTTGTTAATTTTAAAGCTCTTAATCATAATCGTAGAATATTTCTAGATCAACTTCGTAAACGTGGCATGTCTATGGATATTATTCCTGGAAATCATGATACGTTCTATAAGAATACAAACGAACTTAATTCTTTAAAAGAATGCTTAGGCCATTATATGAATGAAGTCCATATTGTTATGGAACCAACTGTAATGCAATATGATTCATTAAAGATAGGATTAGTTCCTTGGATATGTCAAGAAAATTATACACAATGTATGAACTTTATAAAAGATTGTAAAGCAGATTGGTTAGGTGCTCACCTTGAACTAAATGGTTTTGAAATGATGAGAGGATTAAAGAACACTCATGGTATGGACCCTAAATTATTTTCAAGATTTGAAATGGTATTAAGTGGCCACTATCACTGTGCATCACACAAAGATAATATATGGTATCTCGGTTCACAGATGGAATTCTTTTGGTCTGATGCTCATGATCCTAAGTACTTTCATATAATAGATACTGAAACAAGAAAAATAGAAAAGATAAGAAATAATCACACTTTATTTGAAAAAGTCCTTTACAATGATGAAGAAATAGATTATAATAACTATAATAAAGATTTTACTAATAAATTTGTAAAAGTTATTGTTATGAATAAAACTGATCCTTTTACGTTTGATAGGTTTATTGATAATATTCAAAACCAAAAGGTTTATGAATTAAAGATAGCAGAAAATTTTAATGAATTTATTGGTGCTAATGTAGACGATGAAAGCATGAATTTCGAAGATACTACTGAGATAGTTGATACTTATATAGATGCAGTAGACACCGACTTGGATAAGAATAAAATAAAGGTTGAAATGAGACAATTGATGACTGAGGCACAGGCTCTACAAATAGCATGATAGTATTTAAGACTCTTCGATATAAAAACTTTCTATCTTCAGGTAATACGTTTACTGATGTAGATTTTACTAGAGCCAAGTCTACTTTAGTAGTAGGTCACAATGGTGCAGGTAAATCTACAATGTTAGATGCATTGTCATTCGGCTTGTTTGGTAAACCACATAGGAAGATTAGTAAAGCACAACTGGTTAATTCAATCAACCAAAAGCAAGCAATGGTTGAAGTTGATTTTACTATTGGCCAATCTTATTTTAAATTAGTTAGAGGAATTAAACCTAATATATTTGAAATATGGAAAGACAATAAGATGATTAACCAATCATCACACGCTACTGAATACCAGAAGATCTTAGAACAAAACATTTTAAAACTTAATCATAAGAGTTTTCATCAAGTTGTAGTTTTAGGTTCATCCTCATTTATTCCTTTTATGCAATTGAATGCGGGTCACCGTAGAGATGTTATTGAAGATCTTCTGGACATTAATATTTTTTCTAAGATGAATGTTATACTTAAAGAAAAGAACTCTACATTAAAAGATAAATCACAATCTATTAATAGTAATATCGAATTATGTAAAACAAAGATTGAGCAACAGTCAAAGTATATAAGAGATATAGCAGCACTTACTAGTGAAAACAAAAAGAAGTATGAAAAGCAAATACAATCTGCAGAAGCAAAAATTCAAAAATTACAAGATTATAATAATGAGTTAAGTAATGAACTTGAAACTATAGGTGATATTGACTTAACTGAATTACAAACTAAAAAGAATAATGTAATAGCAGCTAAAGCTGAAAAGAAACAAGAACTTAAGGCAGTAGCTAAAAGAGGATTATTTTTAGAAAATAATGATGAATGCCCAACATGCGAACAACCTATACAACATAAAGATAAACTTGTATCTGAAACTAGAACTGAAGCATTACAAATAGAATCTAAACTTTCAGGTATTGAAAACAATTATAATGATATTGAAACACAAATAATAGAATTACAAAAAGTTATAACTAAAGTTAATGAAAAGACCAATGCTATTAATTCTAATAATAGAGAAATGCAATCGTTAAACCAAAGTAATAATGATTTAAGGTCATACCTTTCTGAAGAAGTAAGCACCGATCTTGATGTTGCTAGGTTAGAACTACAAACTATTTCTAATGATAAAGAAGACTTAATAGAAGAACGATTGAAAGTAGCAGAACAGATTAACTACAACAGCGTTATAGCAGAAATGCTAAGAGACACTGGAATTAAAACAAAAATAATAAAACAGTATTTACCTGCAATTAATAAACTTGTTAACCAACATCTACAAGTACTTGATTTCTTTGTGTCATTTGATTTAGATGAAAGCTTTCAAGAAACTATAAGATCAAGATTCAGAGATGACTTTACTTATGAATCTTTTAGTGAAGGTGAAAAACAAAGAATCGATTTATCGTTGTTATTTACATGGCGTCAAATAGCAAAGATGAAAAACTCGGTTTCAACTAACTTACTAATTTTAGATGAAACCTTTGACTCATCATTAGATCATGATGGTGTTGAAAATTTATTAAAAATACTAAACACACTTGGTGAAGATACTAATACGTTTATTATATCACATAAAGGAGATATACTAGACGGTAAGTTTGATGCTAAGATTGAATTTGTAAAAGAAAGAAATTTCTCTAAAATGAAAGTTTAAATGCATTTAACGGTGTACATTTAGTAAAAACTGTGGTATAATAGAACTATAAAATCAAAAGGAGTATATAATGCAATTAAGTGATTCCACCTTGGACATCCTTAGAAACTTCTCGTCAATTAATCAAAACATTTTGATTACGGCCGGAAGTCCTATTAAAACTATCAGCGAAGCTCGCAATGTCGTGGCTAAAGCTGAAATACCAGAAACCTTTGACAAAGACTTCGGCATCTATGATTTAAATGAATTCATCGGTGTAACGGGTTTAGTCAATAACCCTAGCCTTGAATTCAATAATGATTTCGTTGTTATATCTGATGAGTCAGGTAGATCTAATGTGAAGTATTTTTATTCAGCTGCTGAGACATTAACAACACCTACAAAGGATGTTTCTATGCCAGAGCCTGATGTAAAGTTTACATTAGACAATGACACTCTTAATAAACTTAAAAAAGCTGCATCGACTCTCGGTCATAAAGAAGTGTTGATTAGATCTAATAACGGTGTATTAAGTTTATCTATTGTTGAAAACCAAAATGCAACATCAAATGCGTATTCAATTGATATTGATGGCGAGTTTAAAGAAGATGCTGTCTTTAATTTTATTATAGATATATCTAACTTGAAAATTTTACCTGGTGATTATGATGTTCAAATTTCTTCGAAATTAATAACACAGTTTTCCCACAAAGAATTAAGTGTAAAGTATTGGATTGCACTTGAAAAATCGTCAACTTACGGAGTTTAATAATGACAAGCAGTAACGACCAATTATATGACCTTTCTAATAAGGCATCAAGAAGTACCATCGCTGTTATCGATGCGGTAACACAAAGAGGTGGATTTAAAGGTGAAGAGCTATCTACTATTGGTGGACTGAGAGATCAGTGCATTCAGATAGTTCAACTATGTGAAACTATTCAACAAGAAAAAGCAATGGAAACACCAGTTAAAGAACCTATTGCTAAAAAGTAATTACACTTTATTGAATTTTATTTTATTTGTTATGGAGAAACGTGTAAATGTCTAATGAGTACTTATGGGTTGAAAAGTACAGGCCACAAAAAGTTGCCGATACGATACTACCTACTAAACTAAAAGAAACCTTTCAAAAAATAATTGATAGTGGTGAACTACCAAATATGTTATTTACCGGCACTGCCGGGTTAGGTAAAACAACTGTTGCTAAGGCAATGTGTAATCAACTTAATTGTGATCACATATTGGTTAATGGTTCTGAAGAAGGCAACATCGATACATTAAGAACTAAAATCAAACAATTTGCCTCATCGGTTTCATTATCGAGTGACTTTAAAGTTGTAATACTTGATGAAGCAGATTATCTAAATCCACAATCAACTCAGCCTGCTCTTCGTGGTTTCATTGAAGAGTTTTCTAGTAATTGTAGATTTATTCTTACTTGCAACTTTAAGAATAGAATCATTGAACCACTACATTCGAGATGTGGTGTATATGAATTCAATACATCTAAAAAAGATCTTGCACCTATAGCAGGCCAATTCATGAAAAGATGCCAGCACATTCTTGAAGAAGAAGGTGTAAGCTATACACAAATAGCAATTGCAGATTTAATCATGAAATTTGCACCAGACTGGCGTAGAGTTATCAATGAATTGCAAAGATACTCAGTTAACGGTAACATTGATGCTGGTATAATAAATGTTGTAAGTGATAAAAACTATAATGATCTTTTCTCTTATTTGAAAAATAAAGATTTTAAAAAGATGAGATCTTGGGTGGTTAACAATATAGATACAGATGCAAGTGCAATTTTTAGAGCTATTTACGATAAAATGGCCGAGAAAGTTGCTCCGCAATCTATTCCACAATTAGTTTTAATTCTAGGTGATTATCAATACAAAAATGCTTTTGTTGCTGATCACGAACTTAATGTAGTAGCATGCTTAACGGAGGTAATGTCAGATGTCCAATTCAATTAACTTAACACTTTACACACAAGATGATTGCGAATATTGTCATATTATGAAAAAGAAACTTGCAGAATGGGATTACAAATATAGAGAAATCAATGTCAGTTATGATCTTTTTGCAAAAGAATTCATGAAAGAAAAAGGACATAGAACAGTTCCTCAATTGTATTGGAATAATACGCATTTAAATAAAGTTCCAACAACTGAACTTAGTAAAGATCATGTAGAATCTGAAATAGATTATGATAATTATATCGGTGGAGTAGAATGTTGGGCCCCTCTAAAAAGCGCATAGCAATTGTTGGTGGTGGCATTGCTGGTATAACAACCGCGTATTTCCTAGCCAAAAAACATAAAGTAAGACTGTATGACCCTAATGGCATTGCAGAACAATGCAGCTATGCTAATGGCGGTCAATTGTCTGTATGCAATGCTGAAGTATGGAACACTTATGAAAATATAGCTAAAGGCATCAAATGGCTAACACAACCAGATGCTCCACTTGCGTTTAGGCCAGATGTGTGGTCTTGGTCTAAAGTTAAATGGATTGCTGGTTTTGTTGGTGCTACTCTTAAAAATAGGTATGAGCATAATACACGCAAAACAATAGAATATAGTTTACACTCTCGTAAATTAATGAAGAAGTTAATGAAAGAAACTGGTATAGAGTTTCATCATAACGATTGTGGTATACTGCACATATATAAAAATCAAAAGTCTTGGGATAAAGCCCGTAAAACACTTAATAGATTTAAAGATACTGGTTGGGGTAGAGTTGAAACAAAACCTAATCTTATTAAATATAATTTAAAATCAAATGATGTTATTGGTGCTACAATGACAAAGGCGGATTCAGTTGGTGATATACATGCGTTTTGTACAAACTTATGCACTTATATGATGAAAGATTCTAAATATGATTTTAGCATTAGAGTTAATAAGATAGTACCAACACATGAAATTAAGTTCTTATCAGGTAAACGCGATATGGCTTTATCTTTAAATGATCTTAAAAAAGAATACGATGAAATAATTGTATGTGCTGGTGCATACACACCGTATTTAGTACCAGTAAATGTATACCCTGTTAAAGGTTATTCAATAACTTATGAAAATGCTTATGAAGGTCCTAACATATCAGTGCTTGATGATGAAAGAAAAATAGTAGCATCACCGTTTGCAAATAATATGTTTAGAGTAGCTGGAACTGCAGAGTTAGCTGAATGGAATCACGATATACGTGAAGATAGAATTAAACCTTTAGCCGATTGGGTAGAAAAAAACACTTTCGTAAAAAGAGACAATTACCAAAAGTGGGCATGCTTAAGACCAATGACACCTGACATGTTACCTATTGTAGGAAAAATAAAAGGCTTATGGGTTAATACCGGAGCCGGTCACTTAGGTTGGACTATGGGCATGGCTCTTGCTGAAAAAATAGCAAAGGATATATAATGGAAGTAGAAATGTTAAATGAATTTGTAAATCAACTTGCCATGTGTGAGTTATTGTCTGCACACAGTATAATACAACCATCAATGTCGTTTGAGTGTTTACAAATTGAAAACTTTATAAAAGAATCTTATTTTGATAATAACTACGACGAGTTTATAACATGGTGGGATTCTGCAATAGTTCCTATGGTAACAGAGTTACAATCAATGGTAGAAAGTAAAAAATCATGAACCCTTTTGAATACGTAAATGCAATTAACTATACTAAGAAAGATATTATGACTGATGACATAACGGAAAAAGGATATGCTCCGTACATGATCAATAGACAGTTATCGTACTTTTCTGATACAGTACTTGCTGCAAATGAAATGAACCGCAACCACCACCTAGATAATCGTTTACAATTTGATTTTTTTATAAATATAGTTAGAAAACGTAAAAGGTTTTCTAAATGGCATAAGCCAGAAACTGTAAGTGATTTGGAAGCAGTAAAAAAATATTATGGCTATAGTAACGAAAAAGCCCGCCAAGTATTATCTCTCCTAACCACTGATCAGGTTAACGAATTGAAATGTAAGGTAATGACAGGTGGAAGAAAACAATAGTATTGAGTGGAATCCAAGCAATATGCTGGAAGTCACTTTAAGCGAACCAGATGATTTTTTAAAGATTCGAGAAACATTAACAAGAATTGGTGTTGCATCTCGTAAAGATAATAAGCTCTATCAATCATGTCACATACTCCATAAACAAGGAAGGTACTTTATTGTACACTTCAAAGAATTATTTTTGCTAGACGGCAAGAAATCAAACTTAGAAGAAAATGATGTAGCAAGAAGAAATACTATTGCAACATTAATGAGTGACTGGGGTTTATTAACAATTGAGAAAAGAGAAAAACTAGAGCCTATTGCACCTTTAAGACAAATTAAGATTATATCTTTTAAAGACAAAGACCAATGGGAACTATGTCCAAAGTACAATATAGGGAACGGTTTAAAATAAATTTGTACAGGCTATGTACATTTAAAATTAAAGTATTATATATATTATAGAGTCGCCGATCATCGGGGCTCGTAAACCCTTGCTAGTCAATAGGAGGCAATTATGACTAAGAACTTTTTATACCCAAGAAATGCGTTTTTGGGATTCGATCACATTTTCGATCAGTTGGAAAATATCCACACTCATGCGAAAGATACATA